CATACTATGATTGTATGTAAACCACTCTTCTGTGCCGTGTTTCTCTAACCAATCCTCATATAGTTCCATACCATTAAAAAGACTAGAAGCGTGTCCATTGTTAATTTGATACCATCTGACATCGGGAGGTAATATTACAATAACCCTATCACCTGGTTCAAATTTTTCAGCACGTTTCATAACCTCATATGTAATATGTCCCATTGAACTTGCAGGAACACTGTAATTTTCTACAGGCTGACTGTAATGTTGGCCTATGAGGGAGCCAAAGTTTTTATTTCGGTCAGGCAAACCATAACCATATGCCCAGCTGTCACCAAAAACATAAATCACTTTGTTTGTTTTTTCAGTTGATTCAATTCACGTTTAGCATGTTTGGCTTCGAGTTTTGCCTCATATGCTTCGTGTGCGGCTTTTTTAAGTTCTTCCTCAGCACGTTCTCTCATGTTTACAATTTCTTTCTTGTAAACTTCTATATCATGTTCAAGCAAGGCAATAGTTGCTTTAGCTGTATGCAATTGATCTCGGATACTTGTAAAGTCGTAACCTAGGAAATCATATTTTTTAGATATGATAAAAAGATTCTTTTTTAAGGTTGCTATATCATCAGACACGATTGTTCTCCAAAATAAAATTTTCTGATTGATTACTGATAGGAAAAGTTAGACGATGAAGAAGTCTCTTTTCAAAGATTGAATCTTCTCTTAATTGTCTTTTATGTAAGGTAAGTAGTTGGTCACTTAATACGATGTCGCCAACTTCCCATTGGTGATGATAAATAAATTTTTCCTGAAACAAATATTCCTGTAAATCAAACAATAAGTCCTCGTCACCCTCAACTTTTAAATCATTATTAACATAAAAATACAAACCTTTTGTTCCTGCAATATTTTCCTGAAGAATGAACATTTTATATTCTTCTCGATTTTTACGCATAAACTCTAGTTGTTTTTTGTTTTTAATATCTGACCAGTTTTCCATATTATAATAGTAGGAACAATGTTTGTCCTTTAGTCTATTATACAATTCTTCTGGCATTTCCTTAAGAGCAACTGACGTATTTAGCCAAGATGTTGTGGTGCCTTCTACACCATGAATACCTTGCAGGGCTACTCCATCTGCTCGCGTTGGTCCATTTAAGTTAGAATGCCAGTCCAGTTTACCTACAGGGAAGATACCTGTATACTCACCTTCCTTTTGCTCACCTGTAACTCTTTGGACAGGAAAATTTTCTTGTTCCCAAGGATTAGGATATTCCTTGGGTGACCCAATATAGTTACCGTCTGTGTCCCAGGTAAGTTGTTGCCAGTTTGCAATGTGGCTCATACTATAGACAAGACGAGCAAACTTGTAGGCATCAGTGGACTGGCGTTTTATAACAACAACCAAGTCCTTCTTTAATGTCTCAAAAACTTCTTGACAAATATCTGGTGAGATATTATCTAGATCAATATTCAATTCAGTAATCAAGTCTTCTAGCCGCTATTACATCTCGGCATTCTTGTAACCATCTTTGAAAGCCTACATTATCTTTATAATATTCCTGCATTTCAGGTGTGCCAAAATATTTCAACACCCATTCACACTGCTCAATAGTTTTACCGTGAAAGCTCAATGTCACAATTAAAGTTTCCAGGCTGTTTGATTTACAAGTGCATATCGAGCAAGTCTAATATAATCCCTTTCGGTATCTGTAAAGTTTGACCAATACTTGTCTGCTTTTTCAATAAGCCCTGAAACATCTTCTGCGTCTGTCAAATGACCATCTGCGCTCATACCTATTTTTAGTTTTTGCAGAGCAGAGTTTCTTTCATCCTCAGATCTTTTTTGACGTAATTTTTCTACTGGTGTCATAGTTCCCTACTACGTTTACTGGTGTTTTTAATAGCTGTTTTAGTTTTATTAATCCTATCCACAACACGTTCATCTTCCCAAGCGAGGAAGTTATGAACTTTACGCAATATCCAAAGTTGCATCATACGCAAGTTGTTACCGCGAGGCAATGCCCAACCTACCATAAATGCAACAATAACTGCATAGCCCTGAACAAGCGTTTGAACTAATACTTCAATCGGATCCATAATATTTATCTCCCAAGTTCATTTAAAAAGTTTTTTCTAATAATTTCAATTTTTTCATCAGCAGTGGCAATTTTTTCAATCTGTGTTTCAATTGCCTCAACAATTTCTGGATGCTCACCGATACCAACAGGGCTAGTAAGGTAAACTTTGACATTTGCTTTGGCGACTGCGATCTCACCTTCAAGTTTTTTAATTAATGCATCTAACAACATGTTTTTCTCCATAACTAATTGTGGGCTAACCGTGGACCCACACGAGACTATTTATGGCGTCCAACCCAAGAGTCACTCAGAGATACCGATCTTTTTGCGAACTCTTTTCATACTGTCACGAACTGCAACAGATTTCTTATCCTTCTTGCCATAGTCATCAGCAAGTTTGGATGTTGGATTTGCGTCTGATATTTTAGACAACACTTCCTTAAAACCTTCAGGCGGTTTAATTCTATCGCCTGTTCCTTTCATAGTAAATGCCGGGAAGCCATTTGGCAAACGTTCGATGTGAGGATTTTCTGCAAGATAATTATCTGCGGCAGATATTCCCATGAACTCTTCCCACTCTTTACCAGTATTCTTATCTTTAAATTTATACGTTGGCATTACGAACTCTTCTCAGAGCCTCAGACATACTCAATTTAACTCCACTAGTATTTTGAAGTTTAATTGCTTGTTTACGCTCTTTACGTTCAATACGTTTTTTATCTTTATCCATTTTCATACCTTATTTATAATGGTCGGGGCTATAAGATTCGAACTTATGACCCCCTGGTCCCAAACCAGGTGCGCTACCAGACTGCGCCAAGCCCCGATAAAATTGGCAGGGGAACAAGGAATTGAACCCTGTCCTACTGGGTTGGAGCCAGCCGTGCTACCGTAACACTTTTCCCCTATGGTGCTGGAGGAGAGATTCGAACTCCCGACCTGATGATTACAAATCAACTGCTCTACCAACTGAGCTACTCCAGCGTTATTGGCCTGCCCTCCAGGACTCGAACCTGGAACCTACAGCTTAGAAGGCTGTTGCTCTATCCAGTTGAGCTAAGGGCAGAATGTTTTAAAAACTATCTACCCATTTGCCTTCAGTATTGAAGACTGCCACAGGAACATCCTGAGGAACATTATTTACTTTGCGATAGTAAATTTTATCCATGTCTGAAGGAAAGTTTTTAACACCTTCCTTCATTTTTACAGTGAACACTGATTGTGTGCCGCCACTAAAAACCACACGGTTTCGTTTGGAATCGAAGGACCACCCTTCACCTGACAAGTCAGACATTTTCTAATTCATCCTCTTTATTTAGTTCAAGTGCCGTTGTATCGACCTGAACAATTTGTCGTTTTGGAACATTACGGAAAATAACACGATGCAATGCATCTCGATTTTCACCATTTTGAAACGCCGGCACGTCCAAAAGATATGTCGCCGCTTCCACCTTTGTCATTGCCCGAGGCAACTCAATGAGATTCAAGTCCTCATTGTCTTTTAGTTTCTTAATACGAGAAACTAGATCATTTCCAAAACGTGCCTTACGCACACCCTTTGCAGTCGTCGATGTGCCGGCGACAGTAAATACTTGCGATGTCATTACGCCGCCTCCTTAATCCCAGAACAGTTCTTCAGAAAGTTCTCAAGAGGCATATCGACTTCCCAGTCTTGTATACCTTCGACAACGCAATAGTCACGGCGATCTGCACCGGGACCGTCAAGAACATTGGTGATACGAGCTTCTACCTCGATTTCCTCACCTGTTTTTAAATCCAACGTCTTGTATAAGAACGTGCTATTAAAAAGTGCTTCATAATATTCAGCGGTAGTCATTTCATTATCTAACATATCAATTTACTCCTAACTATATCTTATAATGGCATATTTTGGACCAAATGTCAAGCACTCTTTTTAAAGATATGCAGGACCAGTCCAGTTTACCATGTCAAAAGTTTCGTCCAGGACATTGCCCCGAGCTTTATTACGGGCAGGACCTTGCCAGCCGGCTGCCATAAGAATATCACCTTTACGGAATTTTTTGTCATCTACGAGTTGGACAAAACCCCAAACAGATTTTTGACCATCATCTTTGACAATTTTAGCATATTTACGACCAAGTTCAATGGTGTAAACATAGTCCCGCTTATACTTAATATTAGCGCGGTCACACCAGTTGTTATAGTCGGTTTCAATGCAATCAATAAGTTTATCGAAATTCATAGTTACTAACTCCTTTTTCCTAACTATATCTTATAATGGCATATTTAGGACCAAATGTCAAGCACTTTTTCGATATTTTTTTGAGCACCTTTTATGTATTCTGAGTAAAGTGGGACTTGTAAACATACCTCAGGTATGTCTTTTTGTTTCAATATGTTATTCATCAATAAAGCTCTATTATGATTTATCTTGGGATACAACACATCATAATATAATTCATTAAAATTATGATTAGATTTACAAAGTTTTACAACTTGTTCAGAAATTATCGTCATTCTTTTTTGCCAATCATATTCTGCATCAAAAGAATAATCTATTATTTCGTCAAACAATTTGAAACCCATTTTTTCCATTCTTTTATTGATACCTGATATACCCGCAATTAAGAAAGGTTTACCCCAAAGAATAGGTCGCCAAGTTTTTTCTGTTATGTAATATTTTTCCTGTTCATCATTATATGTTTCACACACAATATCCAAAAAAGAATTGTTGTATGATTTAAGATGTAATCCTAAAGGATTGTAAAAAGAGCTTAGTTGTTTTTCTACAGGCAGATATATTATTTGATCGTCTAAGGAATTATCGTTGTAACTCCAATCACCATATTTTAAAACATCCTTTTGACGCAGATTATTATGTAGATATTCTCGAAACTCACGGGAGTTTCTCACATAAAATGTAAAGGGGATTGTTATGTCTTGAGGTTTTAAAATTTCTAAATATTTTTCAACATTTAAATAATAAGCTAATTTATATGCAAAATAGTCTGACCAGTATTTTACCTCACCAAAATCGAGATATTTTGCACTTACACTATTTTGTGTTCCGCCGAGAACAAAGTTATAATTTTTACGGTTATATTTTTTAAGGTCCTTAAAAAAGGTAGGGGATGTAAAATCATATTCTTCTGCTTGTATGAAGGTATCAACATTAGACTGAAATATTGTATTCCAATCATGGGTGAATCCTCCCAAACTTTGCATTAACAAAAATTTGTTCACATTACTTTTTTCCGATAGCCTGAGAGCCAAAAAAGGCAGCTACGATAGCCGCAACAGAAACAAAGTAAACAGACGCCATATCGCCGAGAATATCAGCCGCTTTATCAAGTCCTACTAAGTTTGCAATGACAACTGCCGCCGGATACAAAAGCATACCTGCAAGAGAATACCAAGCCATTTTACGTTGGGCATCTCGCATTGCATCAGCATCCTCGAGCTCTTTACGTTTGAACTCTAGGTATAAATGTTCCTCCTGTTCACTTACTTTGCCGTCACCATTTGTATCGGCTGGATGATGTTCGGACATTACTTCTCTCCCAAGTATTTTACTTTACAGTCACGTTCCCGATGACCGTTCCAGGCTACAAAGCCACCTACTCTCAAAGCCCAATATGCTAGATAGTTAAGAAGATGAAAGCCATTCTGTTCAATGCCTATGTCACGAAACAAAATATCTGCTTCTTTCTGTGTCATTGGCTCAGAAGATTCCTTCTTACCTTTTTTAAGTAGAACAGTATATTTGTAGGCATAGTCATGCACCAAACCACCTATGAGCAGTACACCTGTTGGTGATAGCCACGTGGCAAGAAACTTAGGAACAGACGCACCATCAAATACGAATCCTTTAGGAATAACATAATCCTCACCCTTTACTGAAAAATGCCAATCCTTAGCAACTTCCCATGTGCGAACACCTGTCAACCACATCCATATGGCGCCCCAAAATCCTTTGCCCGCCGTAGCAATTGTAATAGGTTGCATGTGAGGCATTTCTTTATATTCTAAATTTACAATTGGTTCATCCTGATCAACGCCTAGTTTGTTGGCAATAAATCCAACAATAACTAAAATACCAAATATAGTAAACTGCCACCATGTGATAAGTTGGTCAACTATAAAATCCATTTATTCCTCCTTGGGCTCTTCTTGTTTTTCCCCAGTAATAGCACTCTCATAGTAGATAATGATTTGCTTCTGTTGTTCTAAATAACGGCGTGTTTCTGCAACGTTCAATGCAAGTGTCTCATAGGAGCGAACACCCATAGCATAAAATACCCAAGGTTGACCATTCTCTTTTATAAAGTTAGCCAAAAACTCTTCAAAGTTTTCTTCGGTAACAACATAAAATTGTGGGTCACCTAACGTTACTGGCTTAGGATTACCCTGCAATGGAATTTTTCGCTCGACCATTTGATTCTGCACCACGACTCGGTCTTCTGGTAACCGAAAGATAGAGCAACCACTAATTACTGTTGATAGTAGTAAGAGACTCGATATCGTCAAAAACTTCTTTCGTAGCATCGTTGATTCTCCTTTCTATTAAACCAGGTTTAGCCAAAGATAATTTTGTTAAATTATGTTTTTGAAACTTACTCATTAATTGATCTTTATACGCTTCGGCTTTTTGTAAGTTTGCTTGTAGTTCTAAATTATTTGCTTCCATTTGTTCAGCAAATTCTGTTGCCTGTTGTAGTGCTTCTGCGTTTGCTCTTGCCACAGTTTCTAACTTAGCATTATTTTCCCTTAGGGTAGCAATACGTTTTTGCATATCTCGATATTCCCACCAGGCACCAAACAGAACTGCGCCAACAACACCGACTACTGCAATTAGTCCGTATAATCTAAACATTAGTCCTCTTTCTTATAAAAAGTCCAGCCGCCATATGCGATTGCTCCGAGGGCGACTAAGTTTGCAATTGGTTTTAAAATTAGGAAAGTAATTCCTGCTCCAATAAGAATAAGACCGTCAATAGATGTCCGTTCTTTAATTCTGGATGTAATAAAATCTATCATAATATTCTCCTTACTTTTTTTATTTATAAGTTTAAAAGAGGTGTAATATATGTTTCTCTCAAATTGGTAAAGTTTTGCCGCGCACTTTCATAAAAATCTTCTACAGGATATATTGGTTTTTTCTTATCCAATATAGGTTGATATTTTTGTGTTAGCATATATGCTTCCTGAAAAGAATTTATATCTGTGTCATCATTCTTTGTCCACATTGAAATCTCTGCGGCTCTTTCTACAGGAGTCTCAGGTGCTTTATGTGCATCAGGAAACTCATAACCATACATTTGATATGTCCTGTCAAACTCTGAAAGATAATTAATATGATATTGTTTCTGCACTTCTTTAGGTGCAATGAATAAAGGTATCATTAAAGCATTGTCAACAGGACATGTATCTTTGGAAAGCCATTCAACACTTTCAGCAACGTCTTTTTTTGTTTCATGGGGCAAACCAACAATGTAACCCTGTTGAATAAAGACATCACCTTTCCACATGTCCCTTACCTCATACAGCATTTCTTTTATTTTTTCAGGATCTGTTCCTTTACCAACAACCTGCCCTGCTTTTCTACAATATGTTTCAATGCCAAACCATGTTGCACACAATCCCATTTGATGTAGTAATTCTTTTTGTTCGGGTTGTGTCACGAGCATATCCGCTCTTAAATAACACCAAAACTTAATATCGAAAGGAAGTGAATCCACAACTTCTGCAAACAATCTTACTTTTTCTATTCTATCGTTAAAAGTATCGTCCTGAATTGAATACTTAGTTATACCAAAATTTTCATAATTGCGTACTAGTTCGTCTCTAAAAGTTTCTTTAGTCTTTGTATAGGCAGCTACATGTTTCATTCCTATCAAAGGAAAGTTGCAGAACTTACATTTAAATCTACAACCTCGGGAACATTCAATAGGCACAATTTCATCAGAGGACAAAAAAGTTTCTTTAGCCCATTGTGTTTTTGCAACTGCAAAATCATAACCTGTATGTTCACAATGAGCCTTGGTATCATGGTCAATAATGCGAGGCAATTCCTTACCTTCCATTAGATCTATTATTTGTGTTTCACTATACCCTGCCATAACATGGTCAACACGTTCGTCAAACATTTTTTCAATTGTTCTAGCTTTACTACCTCCTACCATAACTTTAGGTGGTTCAGTATCATTGAATCTTGGAACCATAGAAAGCATTCTGTTCATGTTGCCATTTACTAGATAGTTTCCTACAAGAGTATCACCCGAAATATCCTTATCATAATATATTCCTAACCCTACTTTAGTTTCGCTACCTAAACCTGCATATGCCCATGTTAAAGAAAATCCTATAAGTCGTGTATTTTTTCCGACAAATTTTTCCATTGCCGTATTATATTCTTCTAATGTCCAGTGTTCAATATAATCTAACACCATGGCAGTGTAACCATGGCGGCGTAATTCATTTGCCAACAAGTGAGGACCTAGCCCTCTAACTTTTGTATTTTCTACAGGATGGCTATTGATAAAGATTGCATCATATGTCATACATACTATTTAGTATTAAAACTTGATGCTTGAATAATCTTCCACTCGGCGGATATTAAATTCAGTTTTATCAAACAATGCAGTGTCATCATCTTGACCAGAGTCCGAAATAGTTTTCTGTGCTTCAGTATCCAAATCATACAGACGCATCTTGCTTCTATCTACACCGACCATAAAACGTTTGTTCTTTGTCGGATCTGAATATCTGTTCTTCAACTGTTTCACCATAATTTGACCTTGTTGTTCTAACTCCTCTGTGGAGATAAGAGCAAACATCAAGTCAGCCGTTGCAGGCAAACCAAAAGACTCAGATGTATCTGTCAGTTCTACATCACTATTTGCATAACCACTTCTTGTTGTTTGTGTAGCACTGACAATAGGCAAATCAAATTCAACTGCGAGTCCCCGCAACTCTTCGGCAATGCTCTTAATGATAGTATAGGAGTTAGCATTAGCATTTGCCCGGAAGCGGGAACTCGCACAAATGTTCAGATAATCAATGAAGATAATATCAGGAACAAATGTTCTCTTTAACTTCAACTCTGACAACAATGCTTTAAAGTGTCCAGCATGTGCCGAAGCTGTAGGATATTCTTTAATGACAAGACGACCTTCAATCTTGTTCTTAATTTTGTCAATACGTTGTGTAAACATAGACTTTGACAAGTCTTTCAAATCTTGAATAGCCACGTTCATCATGTTTGCATCAATACGTTCTGCAATACGTTCCTCTGCCATTTCAAGTGTAATATACAAAACATTTTTACCTTGTGCAATTGCACCAGCCGCCATATGACACATAAACAAGGACTTACCCACGCCTGTGCCTGCAAGTGCAATGTTCAATGTTTTATTAGATAAACCACCTTCAGTAATTTTATTGAAGAAGTCCAAGTCGAAAGGCATTTTTTCTTCAAGCCGATGATAAAATTCATAGCGAGATTCTGCGTTTTCAATGTAATCATGACCTACGTTACTGTCAAAGCCAACACCGAGAGCCTCAGATAAAATACTAGGCAATGCATCTTTACTTAGATTCTTTTCTGACCCATCAATAATCTGAATCGACTGCATGATTGCATTGTAAACAGCCTTGTCTTTGCAAAACTTTTCAGTTTCATCCTCAAGCCATTGTGCATCTGTATCTTTATCCGTACGCAAACTATTAATGACTGTTTCACATTTAACATATAAGTCCTCTGTGACAGTTCTATCTTCTTGCAAACTAATTAACAAGGCACTTTTGTTAGGGGGGCTGTTGTATTTTTCAACAAAGTCCTTAATAACAGTGAAAACTTTTCTGTCCTCGGAGTCTGAAAAATATTCTTCTTTTAGGAAAGGAATAACTTTCCTAACATAAGTTTCATCATTAATCAGATTCGATAATATTTGTGTCTCTATTCTCATTTAACCATTCACGTTTAATTTCTTCTATACAGGATTCACACAAATATGTGTCAACATCTCCACCAGTAAAACACATTGCGGCATCAGTTTCAAGTATTTCTGCCTCACAACGGTCACATAGACCCACTACATCAGCCATCAGTTTTTTTCTCTAATAAATGCTCTTGTAAATCTATGACCTTTTCATCCTCTATAATTTGGATGATTAATTCTGTCAGTTCTTTTTCCTTGCGTAGAAAAAACAATTTACTTTCTATCTTTTTTAATTCATCTTCATAATACTCAATTTCTTGTTCTTTACGAATTCTTTGATCGAGTATGTCTGTCAGAGAAATTATAATTTTTGAATTATCAGCCATCAGATATCTTTCCGATTAAGTGTGGACTTGGAAGGTTTTTCATCGGGGAAACTATTGCTTTTATAATAAAATACCATTAGGACATCCCTGGTAATATCCTCAGGGCAGTTCAAACCTTCTGCAAATCCATGAATAACTTTTGTAGGGTTGTCCCAGAAGATTAATCTATTGGGTTTGATATCTATATCAGCAAGGCATTCTGTAGAATTATTGTTCCAAAACTGTAAACTACCATTCCACTCTGGACGCCACTCCTCATTTAAATATAAGGCAATGTTCATATAATGTTCACATCGTATTTTTGCGTTCCATGTAAAATCTGTATGTAAGGTAATTGTTTTACCTCTTGGCATTTTAACAATACCGCCTCCCCAAACATAAGGGTCAGGCAACAAACCATCCTCGTGACAAAGTTTTTCCACCCACCGCATAAACTTACCTGAATTTAAATGATTAGTGACCGCCTCAGTTACTGGCATGTCATAAAACTTATTGTTCTCATATCTAAGAACCTCAGGTAAAGGATGCTTAATAAGTTGATCTCGTTCCCATGCTACAGGGTTGTCATTTTCTTTTAAAATTTCATCAAAAATGTACTGAGGTAAAAAATTATCCACTACCCAAATTTGACTACCAGCGTCAATGTATTCATAATCTAGTTCTTCTAAATTATTAAATACATTTGCAAGATCATTAAGCATCAGTATAGGCTTCCGCGATATCATCCTCGGAAACTTCATCCTGAATAATATCACCACTTGCAATTAGATAACGAGAGGTAATCCAGTCTGTAAATGTTTTGTCTGCAAGAATAGGAAGCCAAAAGTCTTTGCTATATGTATCTTTTGTGCGATACTTTTTGCCATCCTCACCATCAGTTTTAATTTGGAACCAGCCATTACTAGGCTTTACAACGTGACCAGATTCAAGTGCCATATCCAATAGCCCTGACCATTTGCTGATGCCGCCTTCCCATGAAACTTCTACAGGAATCTTAGACTTCTCACGAACATACCGAGACTTTTCAACATTAATAATAAAATTGTAGCCTTTAATTTCAGTGCCTACTTTATCCTGTTGGCGTCCAATAATAAAGATGTTATCTGCAGAATAGTAAATACCTGTGCCGCCTGATACAACATCTTTAGGGAACAAACCAATCTCTTTGTAAGTATGGTTAACAACAACAGCAGGAATATCCTTGATTGTAAGGTGGGGTGTAATCATACGGAACAAGGACTTCATTTGTTTTGCTCTTGTCATATCTGCAACCGACTTACCTTCAAGTGCATCATCAACTTCTTTCTTGGAAGCTAAGTTACCTACTGAATCTACAACGACCATAACATGATCGCCTCTTTCAATGCCATTCAACTGTGACATCACATCATGTTTTAGTTGTTCAATATCAGTGATAGGTGTATGCACAACTCTATCAGTGTCAATACCGAAACTTGTAAAGTAACCTTGCGGCGCACCAAACTCTGAATCGTAAAACAATACGACAGCATCATCAAACTTATCTAAGTAAGACTTAGCAAGTAGCATTGCAAAGGCTGTTTTAAAGTGCTTTGACGGCCCTGCAAATACTGTCAGTCCAGGCGTAAGACCACCATCCAAACGACCTGACAATGCTACATTTAAAGCAGGGACAGATGTTTGAATTAAATCCTTTGTGCCGAAAAATTTGGATTTTGTAAGAACTGCCGATTCTTTAATCGTAGAGTTCTTTTTTAGTTTGTCAATTAAGCTCATAATTTACTCCTATACATTTTCTAGGATCGTGAATATCAAGAAGCATTTCTCTTACTTCCTCGTAAGGTCTTTGATATGATATTTGAAAAACAATCCTATCTTTATTTATGGCTTTGATGCCATGATACTTTTGTGTATTTAACAAAACTGGTTTACTATACTGACAGCTATAAATTGGCCTATGGCTGTAGGGACTTTCATAAAAATCTGTAGGTGCATTATCTCGTGTAATAGGAAAAGATACATTACATTCTCTTACATTAGGCACATCTTTATGCACTGCAACTTCTTCTCCATAAGGAACATACAAAAATTGTGCGCCATCACCTTTATATCTTTCCTTTATAGATTGAGCAGTCTCCTTTAAAAAATCAGGCCATTCCAAATCATCTTCAAACATCATTGCAGATACACGAATACCATATGCACCACCGTCATATGATATTTCACCTTTAGGCAGTCTTATCTCTGCGGCGGATTTTAATTGAACAAACTTTTTTTGTCTGTATAGTTGGTCGCCCCCTTGTGCCAAACAAAACATTTCATAATCTGTTGTCAGATTGGCAATATTTTCATAAAAATAATCTTCTAGCATGTGTAGGGTATCCGTTTAATTAAATCTTCATAGGACTCATCAAAAATACTTATTTTCAATATAATTCTTTCTTCATCGTCTGTATTTACACCATGTAATTTTGTTGTGTCAAGAACACATTGTTCATAAGTATATTCTGTATCCTCAACAATTACAGGTGCAGGGTCGTCTGTAAGAACAAAATTTATAGAGCAGGTTGTATTGTTATCAACGTGCATAGGCAAAACAGAGTTGGGCTCCTGCCAATAAAATCTTGAACTGCCATCAACATTAAAATCATCCATAATTTGTTGTATATAAGAATCACTATACTTTAAAATTAACCATGTGTCAAGACTTTTTTCATATCTTGGGTCAGAATATGGTTTGGCTTCTTCCTTTATGCTGTCCGCCAAAACTAGCAACCTATCACGGTTCAAAGGATAATTTAGTTTTGTCACCGGACTCACGAGAATAAATCCTCCAGTGTTGCAACGGGCCTGGTATTCCAACCAAGACCTTTTGCTATTGTGTTCAAGGGCTCAACAAAAGACTTTTCAAAAATAGTCTCATAGTCAACATATTTGTGTAAGTCAAATTCTACAGGAAGTTTGGAGTTAAAAGCAATTGTATTTTCACCCAATGTGTTAGGCTCTTTCAAATACAAAAATTTAATTTTGTCACCATCCTGCACATGTTCATACTTATGCCCGACTTTGTTCTTGTCCAACATATAATTATATAGTAGAGCACCTCGAACATGTATAGGCGTTCCCTTTTCATAGATATGAGAAGTCGATGTATATTTTTGCAAGTTATTACATCCTCGAGGAAATGCAATCTTCTCAACCTCCATTTGTCTAAACTCCTGCCAGTTAGATTCTACAAAGTCCTGTAAAGCCTGTTCATCAGATGTTAAACATAATCTTACAGCACTACGCAAACTTTCCCGCACAGGCGCAGGCGTAGATGATCTGACAATCTCGAGTCCCATAACTTTTAGTTTAGGATCTTGATACCTTACACCTTCATTGTCATACACATTCAAAGCATAACGCTTCTTGGCGACCCATATGCCTTTATCAGCAATAGCCTCACGTTTAAAGTATATCTTTTTATCAAAGGCATTTGTATATTCTGCAAGTGACTCCATTGCCTTATTGATTACAGGCTCAATTTTATCCTCGCCTATTTTGTCAAGCGAACCAATAATTGTGTTATAATCTTTATCAGCAAAAAACTTTTGCACAAGTTTGTTCATGGTGATATAACAGGAGTCTGTGTCTGAGTAAAAGGAATACATCTCTCCTTCAGTGTCACATACTTTGTTTAGATAGTCGTCAAGGGCCTTGGCAGTCTGTCTAATAATAAACTGACCTGTCATAGTAATACCCTCAGCGATGCGGTCATCATAGTATCTAAAATACTCATTACCCAACGCACCAAACAAACTGTTCAACTGAATCTTACGAGCCATCTGAAAGTTGTTGAACTTTGCAATATTATTAAGATGTTTTTTGTCCTTTGTTTTTTCATAATCATTTTGTGCTTGAATCATAAGTTTTTTGTACCGTTGTCTATCATCAAAAAACTTCTGCACAATCTCAGGAAACAATCCTTGTTTGTCACGGCTGAACCTTGCACCATTAGCTGTCACTGCATACTGGTCATCCATTTTATCTCGGCGTTCCAACATACCCTCAACAGTGCAGTCAACCATACCAGGCAATATCATTTCAGGGGACATGTTGTATTGCATAATGATTGACGGATACAGAGACGTAGCATCAAATGACATAACCCAATCATACTTACCAGGCTTAGGTTCCTGCACAAAGGCACCTTCAATACGTCTGCCCTCGGCACTTTTACGTTGAGGAATCATAATGCCTTTGTCCAGCAAGTGATTATACAACAAACAGTCCCATGTTCTAACCGAGGAGAAAATATCCTTAAAGTTTGCCTTGGCATCATATGTCATTGTAGCAATGAGCTCAATGAGTTTCATTTTATCCTCGAGCTCGTCAACAAGTTTAGTATCAATAATGTTGTAATCAATAAAGCGATTCCAATCATTTTCATAGAACTCCTTAAATGTGTCAAAGCCACTTTCAAGTTTGTTCTTACCTAGTTCGACCTCAGCGATGTAATCAAGTTTGTAGGACTCTTGTGCTGTGTAAGTAAACTTTTTGTATAGATCCAAATAGTCTAATTGTGAGACGCCTTTGATGTCATATGTTGTGACCTCTTTGTTATTCAAACGAATAGCACGACGTCTTGTCATATTGAAAGGACTCAAGGCATTTTTTGCATCATTACCAAACAGCCTGTCCATACGGGAGACAAGATAAGGAATATCGAAAAGTTCTAGGTTCCAACCTGTGATAATGTCAGGATATTCATTACACCACCATGTGCCAAACTTTGTTAGGAGTTCTTTTTCATCTTCACACGGCGTATAATCTACATCAAGATCCTTTGTCTCCTCACCTGGAGACCAGTTACCCTCACCCCACGTTTTAATCTCCTTAGTGTAATTGTTCATTACTGTAATAAGAAGTATTTTTTCCACAGGGTTATCCACATTCGGAAACCCGCCTTCTGCGGTTGTCTCGATATCTATAGACCAAATGGAAAGTTGGCTAATGTCAAAGTCAATCTCACCAGGATATTGTGAGGACAAAAACTGATAAGTCAAATCTGTCTGACCATAGATAGGATAGTTTTCAATCCCATCATACTTTTCCATAAAGTCTTTGCAGTCAGAGTTGGAATCAAAAACAACAGGCTTCAAGTTCTCGTCATAGAGTCCCTTAAAGCCTGTTTCATCCGCAGAGCGAACATACAATGTAGGTTGAAAATCATGGCGCGAATTGAACCGCTTACCATCTCGAACGCCTCGCAATAGGATCTTGTTACCATATTGCCAGGCCCATGTGTAGAAGTTTTGTTTCATAATCTAGTTATACTAGATAATAAAGGAAATGTCAATCCTTAATACGCCAAAAGTAATCATCCTGGTCACCTAAGCGATATTCATAACCATTTTCTACTTGATAAAATTCTGTAGAAACTTTGAAGTCAGGCATTTTAGGTTCAGGGGGTGTCAATGAATTATCATAAACACGCATACGATTATTAGGATATGCCGCATACTGACCATTATCTAATTCAATTATGTTGAAGGACTTATGTTCCTCTGGCACCTCGGCAGTGCTATAGTCCGGTTCGTCTGATTGAGCGTGATAATTATCTAACGTAAAACAATATGTGCCTTTGATAATCTGATGACTTCGTGTAAAAATTTCAAAGTCCATACTGCCAATAAATTGTTTGTAGATAGCCGTTACACCATAGTCCATTGCGTTCCAGAATTGCAAATCATTGAGAGGCAAATCTGGTTCGGGTGTCTTAGGCTCTGACACAAAAGCACTGATAGGCAACTTGTCAAACAATGCACCATACTCAGGCAGGTATGTTTCAAAATAGAACGCCCGCCCTGGTAATGATTTACATGTTACCCAATGTCCTTCTACAAACTCACCATGTCCTTCTTTATGGTCCATAAGATACTCCTTACGGACATAAACTTTATTGTTAGGTAGGTTGCAAAGTAATGTAGACATTAAGTCACCAACTTAGGTTTTTCAGGAACAACAACTCCTGAGCCATATGCGGCATTATATTCATTCAACAAACTAGCAGTAGGTTTCATCAAAGCAACTATATGCCCAGGCATGATTTGAACCTTGCCTCCATCTGCATATGGTGCGTAGGGTGCAAGACCGATACCAAATTTTTGTTCATTGTTTTGATCTGGGATAAGCATAATTACTGCTGGAGTTTTAATTTCAATGAAGGTGCGACCTTCAACTTCCACATCAGTAACTTCGCCAATGATTTCCTCACCTGAGGATAGTTTCACAATTTGTGTCATAATTAGTCCTTATAATTTAGGGGAGCCTTTGTGGCTCCCCCTTATTTATACTAGTCCTGTAGGAACTGTTTGTCATCATCACCAATTTCATTAATTTTAATTTCTCTTGGCTTGCGTTCTTCTGGGACAATATGTTCGAGATAAATCTTCAACATGCCTTGCACGAACTCCGCACCTGTCACTTGAACATCTTGATTGAGGGCGAAAGTTTTTGTAAAGTTCCTTGCACCAATACCCTGATGTAAGAATTTTCGTTCATCCGATTTACCTTGCATACCTTGAACAACAAGTTTATTTCCCTCTGGAACCTGAACAAGTGAAAGTTCCTCGTTAGTAAATCCAGCGGCGGCAAACTCAATTGTATATTTGCCGCTGTCGTTGTCTATAATATTGTAAGGCGGATAATTGTTTGAGAGTTCAGCTACCGTATTTAAGTTATCAAATACTCGGTCAAAACCAACAGTGAAAGGGGAAACTGAATTTGCGATCTCAGACAGATCGCGTGCTTTAAATTTGCGAACAACCATGTTCATCTCCTTAAATAAGCGAGTTAAATTATAGCGACCCATCAGGC